AAAAGATAAATGAGACAAACTTTATTATTTAAAGACTAAAATGATATAAAAATTAGATAATATAATAAGATGAATAGCGAGGTTAGTCTGCCAGACCAAAGACCTATATCCAGAACTTTATAATGGTGTGTTTGGAACGAAAGTTCTATTATAAAGTTCAATCGTTTTATTACGCTAGTCTTGATGTAAATATAGTTAAGATGAACAATTCTTATCAGTAGGATCTAAAATCTAAGAAGTCTGCTAAGAATGTAATAAAACAAATAAAAACTACCAACCGCTGTAAAAAGCCGTCAAGTGGTAGGATAGTCTCTTTAATGAGATCAATTACGGTTGAAAGCCAAGCCTAAAGATTAGAAAATTGTGATTTTTGTCTCATTTATCTTTTCGGTTGGTGTAATACTTAAAAGATAATTAAATTACTATAATTATTATGTTTGAGAAATTAAATTTATTTGTCACAGGAGGATGTGGTTTCATAGGTTCTAATTTTTGCAATTATATAGCATCTAAAGTAAATAAATTAATTATAATTGATAAATTAGATTATATTTGCAATGAAAAAAATATAAATGATATCATTAAACTAAAGAATGTGGTTTTCATAAAAGATGATTTACTCAAGCATAATTTTATAGATACTTTTATTAAATATGATATCAATTATATTATTCATTTTGCAGCCCAGACTCATGTAGATAATTCATATGAGAATTTCAACGAATTTATTAATGATAATATTATGGCTACCTATAAATTACTAACATCTATACATAAATTTCCTAAAGAAATTAAATTACTTCATTTTTCAACTGATGAAATTTATGGTGCATCATTAGACCATACATTCTTCAATGAAGAATCTAATTTTAATCCAACAAATCCTTATGCATCTACAAAGGCATCTTGTGAGATGATTATAAATACTTATAAATATACATATAAATTGCCTATAATAATAACCAGATGTAATAATGTTTATGGTAAATATCAATATTTTGAAAAAGTCATACCATTATTTATATATAAAGCATTAAATAATGAAGATTTAACAATTCATGGTGATGGTAGTTATATAAGAGATTTTATTCATGTTAGAGATGTTATTAATGCTATTATGGTTATAATGGAAAAAGGAATTAATGGTAATATTTATAATATTGGAAATAACAATCCAGTTAAAATTATTGATCTTGCAAATATGATTATTCAAAAAACGGGCAGTGGTAATATTAAGTACATAAAAGACCGTGCATATAATGATTTCCGTTATCCTTTAATTATGGATAAATTAGAAGCACTAGGATGGAAGAATGAAATTAATTTTAATGAAGGTTTAGATGAAGTAATCGATTGGATTAAAAATAATATTAATTATTTTAATGAAATCAAAGGAAGAACTTTTAAAGACTTGAGAGGAAAACTTCAATTCTTACCAGTACCAGATAAACCTATCAAACAACAATTAATATCAACAAATAATAAAAATGTACTCAGAGGTATTCATACATCACCTTATGCAAAACACGTAATTTGCATAAGAGGTTCTTTTATCGATTATGTAATTGATTTTGAAACCAATACTTATAATAAATATTATCTATCAAGTGATAACTTAAATAAAATTTATGTACCAGCAAATCATGGGCATATGTTTATTGCTCTAGAAGATGATAGTATTATGTTTTATCAAATTGAAGGCATTTATAAGGCTGAAAATGAAAAAAATTATAATTATTTATGTCCTTACATTAATTTAGATATTCCTTTTGAAAATAATTATATCATAAGCCAACAAGATATTAATGCACCTTTCACAAAAGAAGTTGAATATGTACTTCTTGGTTCAACTGGATTTCTTGGAAGTAAGATTGAAGATGAACTTAAAAAACAAAATAAGTCATATATAACCTTAAATACTCGTCTTGAAAATATAAATCTACTTAAAAAACAACTTGAATTCTATAAACCCAAATATTTAATTAATGCATCTGGAATAAGTGGCAAACCTACAACTGCTTGGTGTGAATTAAACAAAAAAGAAACATTAAATACAAATATTACTTATCAATTAACATTAGCAGAAATTTGTAATAATTTAAATATTCATTTAACTATTCTTGTTTCAGGTATTATTTATAATCAATCTGAAGTAAGATACACAGAAGAAGATGTACCTAATAATAATAGTAGTTATTATTGTTCTTGCAGAATTATATTAGAAAAATGCTTAGAATGTTATACTAATATCTTAATGCTTCGCATTGAATATCCTATAAGTCTTGATGATAATCCTAAATGTTTTTTAAATAAACTCAAATTAAGAACTAAAAGTATTGATGACGTTGAAATAAATGCAACTGTTATACCTGATTTATTTAAATACATACCATTTTTGGTTGAAAATAATAAAACAGGGCTATTAAATTTTGTAAATAAAAACTCAATAAAATTAGGCGAATTACTTGAATTAATTAATATTAAAGATTATACATATAATTATAACTTTAATTATAAACAAATAGGTTTACTAGATACAACCAAACTGGAAAAAATAATAGATTTAAAAGATATATCAACTGCTATAAAAGGAACTTAAAATTATCGCAAAATAATATATGATTATCCATAGTAATGTAAAAATAGATGCTATTTTTGTTATTCCCGACGAAATAATATCTAAATAATTATAAATAAAAATGCAAAAAATAAATATGATATATATGAACGATAATATTTTATGTATTGATGTTAATAGTAAAAATATTATGAATAATGGTATAGTTTCATAAAATCCTCTAAAAAATGCAGATGGGTACATATAAATATTATTAGAATACATATTACAAATAGGTTTTGTATTTTTGTCAGCACACATATATGAATTAAATATATTATGCAATGCGTATAATTCTCTATCTCGTTTTGATGATATTTTTTTATTATGATTACCAAAAAATGTATAATTCATATTTATAGTATTATCTTCCAAAGTAATTACTTTATGAAACCAATATGATGGTATATATAACATTTCATAAGGATTCAGTTTAATTAAATATTTTTCTCTAAATTCAATATCATATGCTATATTACTTAGGGGATAAACAGGAAATGAACCAGGTGGTGCTAAGTAAAAATGTTTAGAACCTTGAATACAAATATTATATAAATCACCTCCATGTCCATCATAATGCCATTTAGTTTTATTATTTTTTTGATGTTTCCAAATACGAAATTTATCAGTTACTATCATTTCATTTTCCATTCCTTTAATTAAATGATTATTACATAAATTAACAGAATCGCCCATCATAGCAGGTATATTTCCAATTTTATAAGTTGTTAATTTTTTTTTATCATTCACATATTTCTGAAATTTTTCTATAGGACAATTAGTATTGTTAATAAAATTTTTAACTATACATGGTTTATTTTTATAAATATAATTATTTCTAAAGTTATCCCACGATAATTCATTAAGATTATATCTATCTATCATTATTATTAAATAGTAAAAAAATAATTCTAATAATATTAATATTAATACCTCGAAGGTTTTTTTGAACATTCTTCAATATCTGGTTGGTCATATTGATGCATATTAATGCAATTATTTAATATTTCGCTAAAATTTCCAATAAGTCCCTCATTTTTCTTGATATTAGTAACAGATTCTATTAAATACTTCTTTGCAGTCTTATAATCTCCATATTTATAGTAAATTAAACCTAAAGAATGCTGAAAATCGGCATTATTATTTAATTGATTATTTTTATAAATATTTTCAATAGTAATAATATCTTCACTTGTAATCGAAGTTCTATTAACATAATTTGATAATATTACAAAATCTGAATTTTGATATAAGAAGTTATTAGTATTTGTAGATGATAAATATAACCCTATTTTACTTCCTTCGAGAAATGTATGTTTATTTAAAACAAAACTTTTAATATCTTTATTATCATAAATAAATTTAGACAATCCTATTTTAAGTTGAAAGTTAAGTACATTAAAATAGTCATATAATTTCGAAGCAGTTTCTGATGTTATTAAATAAGAACTTTTAGAAATTAGAATTTTAAAATTTTCTCTACTATCAATTAATCTTATTAATTCATCATTATTATTTGATACACAAGTGAAAATAATATCCCATTTTTCAAATTTTCCAATTACCTTAAATAATAATGAAATATTTTTGTTGTAATCTGTACTTAATAATATATCATCTTCGATAATTAAATGTAATTCATCATTATTATTATTTTTAATTAATTCATATGCCTTTCGGTGTTTTTCAATATTAGATATTTGATTAATATTAAGTTTTTTATTATGAACTAAGAAATCATTATCACTATCTTTAATGATATCATAGTTAATTCTTTTATTATAATCACTCAACGAACTTTCGATATTTGCATATTCATAATCATTAATCATAAAAATTTTAACCGTAATACCAATATCTTGAATTAATTTTTTTAAATGTTCAATATTATTACCTAAATATTTTTTTCTTATCGTTAAATGCTTTGATGCTATAATATAAATATTTAATTTATTCATTTATATTTATAATAATAATAATTTGTACTCCTTAAATAAAAAAGTAATATTTATATATCACTTGTTTTTGCAACCTCAATTGCAGATAATTTAGCAGTTAATTCGGCATCATTTGATTCTAACGCTATTACACGATTTAAAAAGGAAGAATTATTATTTTCTAAAGCGACAATACGGTTAGATAAATCATAATTAGTAGTTTCAGTCGCTTCTACGCGATTATTTACGTCATTGCTTTTATTTTCAACTGCAGATAAGCGTTCAGCGAGATTATTATTTAAACTTACTATTCCAGATGTATTAACTATTAATTCATTAGTATTATTTTCAACATTGGCAGCACGTTCTAATAAATTTTTATTTATGTTTTCTAATTCAATTATGCGATTAAAAATATCTGAAACATCAAGTGAAGCAATTTTATTTTCTAAAGCAGAAATTTTATTATAAACATCTGATAAATCACCAGTAGAAGAAGATTTTGCGTTATTTTCTAATGCATCTAAACGTTTATTAATATCACTAGATATATCAACATTTCCTTCGCCGGAAGAAACAGATAATTTATTAACTTTTGCTTCTAAATTCGCATAGGCTCTCATTAATCCGAAATTTTCCATTTTCTTTTCTATAATAATTAATATATAAAAAAAATTTATAACTTAACATATAAAAAAATGATATATTTATCTATATTAGATTATAATAAATGATTATACCAATTCGTTGCTTTACTTGTGGAAAAGTAATGGCTGATAAAATTGATTATTATTTAAGTGAAAAGAATAAATTGGAAAAACAAGAAGACCCAAAATTTAAACATTTTAGCAATGTTCATACAAAAGAAATTTTAGATGAGTTAGGATTAACAAGATATTGTTGTAGAAGAAATCTAATTGCAAATATTGATATGATGAATATTATCTAAAAATAAATTTTTCTTTCATTGATATAATATGAGTAGTAGTACTAATACAGATATTGATGTAAATATAAATAATCAAAAATTAATTGAAAAAACGATTGAAAATAAATTTAATCAGGTTTTAGATAAAATACCGAGTTTAAATGAACCAGCGAAATATAATAAATTATATAGCGAACTTAATTTTTATGATATTTATAAAAATACTATGAATGTTGTCATCGATATTATTAATGATATTATAAGTTTAATCGATGAACAAAAATATATATCATATAATGAATTCTACATTAAATTGTATAATGTTTTTTTTGTTGAAGAACGATTTTTTTATATCGGTATAATATTTATATTATTATCTATGATTATCTATTTCATAGATGGTGCTACAATATAAAATAAATAATAATAATAGAAATATGACATTAGCCAGTAGATTAATTGTTTATGAAAAAATTAATAAAATATTGACAACCGATTTAAATAAAAATAAATGCATCGAATACGATAAGAATTTAGATAAATTAAGATTAAATAATATAGTCTTAGAAAAAAGAATTGGTTCTCCTAGTTTCGTTGGTATGATTATGCTAGGTAATATCAAAAAAAATAAATTAATTATTAAAATTGCTTCAAAAAATAAAGAAAATAAATTAGAGATTGATATATTTCGGAAAATATCGGATAAAATTATATTAAAACATAATATACCACATTTTATCATTAATTATAATTATTTTGTTTGTGAAGCGAAGAACTTGGGTAATATTTGTCCGAAAGATGAGAATTATAAAGATTTGTGTTATTATTTTGGTAGTAAAAAATATTATATGTGCATAAATGAATTAGCAGATGGTGATTTATTTAACATAATAAAAAATATTAAAAAAGAAAAAATATTTAAAAAGGATTATCTTGATAATATAATCGCACAGATGTTTTTAACAATTTATGCATTACATTATTATGTTAAATATAGTCATAATGATACGCATATGGGAAATTACTTATTTATAAATAATAATCTTGATAAAAACTCATATTATCATTATATTGTTAATGGTAAGAATTATTATTTAAAGAATAACGGGATTACATTAATATTAACCGATTTTGGTCGTACAACAGAAGAACCAAATATATTAAAAGAGCAGCAAACATTTAGAAGAGATTATGAATTACCTATTACTTTAATGAAATCATTCCACAACCCTTTTAGTAAAATATTCTACGATACTTTAAATTTTTCAACTATGTTTGAAGATGAAAAAACATTTATCGATAGAAATTTAGATAAAATAATGGAAACTACAATAAAGAAAGATGATAAAGTAATAAATAAAAAATCACCATATATCATCGGCAAATAATTATAATAATTAATTTTAGAAATATAGATGTATGAATATTATTATCTATTAATATTATCATTAGCAATAATTTTCTTTTTAATTTCTTACCGAGATATTAAAACTTTGGTATCAATAATAATTATATTAATAATAGGATATTATTTATATCTTCAAATAAAACAAATAAATGATAATAATAAATTACGAGAAGAGAATAAAAATAAAGAACTAAATAAATTTATTGAAGGTAGAAAAGAACTAACATCAGATAATTTTATAATGGAAATTTTTCCTGGTAAAATTAAATATTTAACGAAAAGTAAGGAATTATCAAATATCATTTTTAATATTAAATATATTAA